AGTTTTTCTACCCTGTAGTAAAAACCTTGACGCCCCATGTGTTCGTACATGGTCCGGTCTCTTTTCGGAGAGACTTCCGTGTGCTTTCGTGTGTGTGCTCACAGTGATGACCTGACTTCATCCCCAAGTCACTGGGATATCAAACGCGACCGTCGTCGTCAATCATGGATGCATGATTAAAGATACTCGGAGAATGTTGTGGGTACTGCATCTAGAAACGGCAGAACCCTCACCCCCCCTCGAACCTCATCATGGCCACAAACACACATAACCCCGCAATGCCATGCCTTGAGGAGACCCTGATGGGTCACCAAGATTCCGAGGAACCCGGCGACAATTCTTGTCGTCTCTACAAAGCCCGCACCATGATCGTGGTCAAGCGCGCAACAGCTACGGTTGGAACTCTCTTTTCCTTGAAGGTTGAGCCTCCTTCTTTCTCAGATGATAATTGTCTTGCTTTGTATAAGCAGGTTAAGTCCTTTTTGTCCTCGGAGATCTCTGATGATCCCCGGGTACAATTGGCCTTCCAGTCTGTGAAGAAGTTGCTCCCCGATGCCTGTCCGTGCATGCACGGGACAATGTTGGAAGATTTGAGAGTTCGTCTCACACGTCCCCCCCCCACTCTCCCTCCCGGGTACCTGGCTCACTGTCGATCGATTGTTAATTCAATCTTTCCAGTGGGTTGGGACCGTGCCTGGAGGTCTAAAGTGGAGACCTTTTCACCTTCTCTCGGCTCTTGCCTTGGCGCTTCACGGCGTCAGGGTGGTCAGCTCTCGATCCTTGCGGCCGAGTTTGACCAGGATACGTGGATTGGAGGGCTTCCGGGCCGCTCCGCCATCCCAAGGGGCGAGCTTCTCCTCGTCAACTCGTCGGGCAAGCCCAGGTCGTTAACCCGATTTGATGCTTGTTCCGCCGATCTTCGTCCTCTCCATGGGCTTATCTATGATAAGTTGTCTGAGCAACCTTGGTTGCTTCGTGGTGAGGTTGACGCTGAGAAGTTGAGGTGTGCGGGTTTCCGCGGAGGAGTGGAGGGTGGTTTCCTCACCAGCGGTGACTATGTTTCCGCCTCTGACAATCTCCCTATTGAGATTGCCGAACTTATTCTGGATACACTTTGGGGTAACTCAAAGTGCGTTCCTGCTGCTATTCTTGCACGCGCCGTCTCTGTACAGCGGCCCGTGCTCGAATACTCAGGTCCAGAACATCTCAGGGACTCCTTTGTCCCGACCATTGGACAGATGATGGGAAGCTACCTCTGCTTTCCCCTTCTGTGTCTTCAGAATTTTCTTGCCTTTTCGTGGGCTTGTTCTGTTGCCGGTCTTGATAGTACCCCTCCGGTACTCATCAATGGAGATGACATCCTTTTTCAAAGTGATGTTGGGTTCAGCAATCTCTGGGCTGGGGTTGTCGCTGAGGTCGGTCTCGAAGTCGAGAAATCCAAGACATCGGTGTCCTTCTCACACGGTACAATCAATTCTACTCTCCTTCTTCGGAAGGGGGGTAATATCGTTGTGGAGAGGACATTCCGGATGGGGTTGCTCCGCCATTCGTCCCACCCAGGTAATCTGGGTGCTTCCTTTGAAACCTTTTCCAAGGTAGGTCCCCGTCGTAGTTGGTTCTACAACGGGCTTGAGTTCCTACGTTGGCACGCTCGCTCATTCCTCAAATGGGGATGTGTGGCGTCCGATATGGGTTTTTTTGGAAGGCTAGCTCGTAAGTGCTGGCGGTATGCGTTTGGCGGTTCTCTTTGGCTGCGGGAGGGAGCGCTGCGTTCAGCAAAGGTACCTTCACTCGTCCCGTTCCCTTGTCCCCATAATTTAGTTATGGGGGGGAACGAGTTCGAGTCCTTTCCCCCTGACCAAGTCAGTCGGGAAGTCGCGAAGGGTATTGGTCGCTGGATGGCAGCGAGGAAATGGGAGTTGGGGAAATCCTTCAAGCCTACAAAGGTCTCGAAACTGGTTGCATCTTCTCAGAGTAAAATCTTGAGTTTGCACCGTGGTTTCTTGACGTCTATTCGTAGGTTGAAGGCAACTGCCAAAGTATTATCATTGGTTCCGTCCCAGGTGGCCTTCAATGGGTCACAGGCTGGGTGTCCGGTGGTATACAGTTATGGCCCTTATGGTCATAAGACTGTTGGTTTGGGTCGGT